GTGCACAAGCGCAAGGCCGACGCCGTCGCCGCCTAACTAATCCCCGCCTTGCACCTCGAGCCGCCCGGCCCCGCGCCGGGCGGTTTTCGTTTGCGCGTTGCTAGAGTGAATCAAGGCGCGGCCCGCCGCCCGCCCAGCGCTGAAACGTACCGTGTGCCGCGTACCGTGGCCCGTGGCGCGTGTTGCGCGGCCCGCCCGGCCCGGACCCCGGCCCCCGGCCCAGCGCCCGCCCAGCGCGACCCTAGAGCCCGCCGCTTTGCGCCTTGCGCTATGTCCCGCCGTATGCGAAAACATGGGCGCGGCATATCCCGCCGCGAAACAAGGAGTCCTGATATGTGCGAGAATCTTGTGAGCTATTACGTGCCCAGCGGTTACGACTATCGCGAGGTGAAAACCCGGTGCGGATCCACCGACATTCACGGCGAGGAAGCGCTTTGCGACGATTGCGCCGCCGATCCTCGAGCCCGGGCCGAGCATGAGCACCGCGCCCGACTTAGCGCCGAAGACAATGCGACGGCCCGCGCCGCCGGTTGGGGGGAATACTAATGTCCCGAACAATCGACATGACCCCGACGTGGGCCGCCGCCATCAAGATTTATCTCTACGTGCTCGAGAACCCGAACGCGCCCCCCGAGGCGCGCGCCTCGGCCCGTTACGAAATCCTTCGCCTTGCCCGGGCGTTCGATCAAATGAACGCCGATCCGGCGGCCAATGACGAGGAGTCCGAAAATGTTTGAACTCGAATATGACAGTGTCTTCGGCGTGTACAAAGTCATCATCGGTGATGACGTTATTCTGACGGGCACCGATGACTACCAAGAAGCCCAAGAATATGCCCAAGAACTGGACGAGCCCGAGATCGAGCACCTCGGGCAGGTAACCGATCCGGCGGCCCATGACGAGGAGTCCGACAGCGCACGTTGGCGGGCCGAGCGCCGCCTTGAAAGACTCGAGGACCGGGACGAGCTTGACCTTTACTAGAGCCCGCCGCCCCCGAACATTGAGCCCCGGCCCAGCGCCGGGGTTTTTTATTGCGTCGAGTCCCGCCCTATGGGATAAATCCCGTGCGGCCTAATCCCGGGCCGCGCTTCACACAAGGAGTCAGATATGACCGAAGCATTCATTCCCCCAGCCGCCGCGACCCCCGCGCAGGAAATCACTATCGAGGGTTGGGGCACCGGCACCGTCGCCGAAATCGAGCATCACCTTGCTTACCTCAAGGGGGAGCTCGAGACTTCCCGCAGCGAGATCGCGGGTTACCAGAAGCGCGAGCTCGAGCACGCGCCCCTAGTTGAGGCGATCCAGTACATTGTCGAGCGCCGTATCGAGCGCTGGATCGACAGCGAGTATGGGCGCGAGATGCTGGGCGGCGTGCTCGAGGACTTGCAAGGTTCGGTGATAGACGACGCCATCGAGCGTGCTCTATCGAGCGCCACGGTTGAGGTTGAGGCCTACCTTAACCTTTAACCCCCGCGACCCTTACCAGCGACCCCCGGCCCAGCGCCGGGGGTTTTTTTATGCCCGGCACCCGGGCCGCCGCCCTCGAGCTCCGCGCCCTCGAGCTCCCCGCCCTCGAGCTCGAGCTCGAGCTCCCGTCCCGCCGCCCCGGGGAGCGGCTCCCGGCGTGTCCAAAAGAGTCCTGGGGCTCCCGGCCCAGCGCTCCCGGCCCGGCGGCCCGCTCCCGCTCCCGGCGCTCCCGGCGGCCCGCTCCCGGTGCACGGCCCGGGGCCCCGGGATATCGGGTCAAACCGCCCGGCCCGCCGCGCTCGAGCCGCGCCGCCGCCGCGCCGCCCCAGCGCCGGGGGGACGAGGGCAAGGGCCATGTTTTTCACAAACAATCACCAAAATTTTGATATGACTAGTCGAGGTGGCATTTTGATGTTAAATGTCCCATATGTTTCACGTGAAACAACGCTCTAGGGGCCCCTATGGATGCTTTGGCTAACCCAGTCCTAGAAGAAAAGGCTTTGAAGCTTCAGCTTCGTCTCGCGCAGCTTGAGAAGAACGAAGCCTGCCAAAATAATTTTCTTACCTTTGTAAAGACGGTCTGGCCCGAGTTCATTGCTGGTCGGCATCACAAGATTATTGCGGAAAAGCTGGAGCGTGTAGCGAGAGGCGAGCTTAAACGCCTGATTATCAATATGGCTCCTCGTCATACGAAGTCAGAGTTTGCGTCGTATCTGTTCCCCGCTTGGATGATGGGGAAGAACCCCGGTATGAAAATCATTCAGGCTACGCACACCACGGAACTTGCGGTCAATTTTGGTCGCAAAACAAAGAACCTTCTTGAAGACGAGCGGTATCAAGAAATCTTCCCTGAAGTGAAGCTTGCTGCGGACAGTAAGGCATCCGGTCGTTGGGACACGAACAAGGGTGGTATGTACTACGCTGTCGGCGTTGGCTCGAACTTGGCGGGCCGTGGTGGTGATCTGGTCATTATTGACGATCCGCACTCGGAACAGACGGCTATGTCCAATTCCGGCTTTGATGACGCTTGGGAGTGGTACACGGGCGGTCCACGACAGCGTTTGCAGCCGGGCGGCAGCATCGTTTTGGTCCAGACCCGGTGGTCTGAGAAGGATATGACGGGTCAGCTTGTCCGTTCGATGGCCAAGGATCCCCTCGCCGATCAGTGGGAAGTGGTCGAATTACCGGCTTTGTTTGACGACGACACCCCTTGTTGGCCGGAGTTCTGGAGTATTGAGGATCTGACCGCGGTCCGCGCATCTATTCCTCCGAGCAAGTGGAATGCCCAGTACCAGCAGAACCCGACCGGTGACGATAACGCGATTATCCCTCGGGAATGGTGGCGCAAGTGGGAGCGGGAGAGTGTTCCGCAGTTGCAGTACGTCATCCAGAGCTACGATACGGCGTTTTCCAAGCGGGAGACCTCTGACTTTTCTGCGATCACGACGTGGGGTGTGTTCTATCCGGAGGAAGGGGGCCCCCCGAACCTTATCCTGCTGGACAGCAAGAAGGGCCGGTGGGACTTTCCGGAGCTTAAATCGCAAGCTTTTGACATGTACCACTTCTGGGAGCCGGATACGGTCATCGTGGAAGCCAAGGCTTCTGGTCTGCCCTTGACCCACGAACTACGGAACACGGGCATTCCTGTTGTGAATTTCACGCCCAGTAAGGGCAATGACAAGGTATCTCGCGTGCATGCGGTATCGCCTCTGTTTGAGGCAGGGATGGTTTGGGCCCCCGACGAAGTATTTGCTGACGAGATGATTGAGGAGGTCGCGGCCTTTCCGAACGGCGAGCATGACGACCTTGTCGATAGCATGACGCAGGCGTTAATGCGGTATCGTCAGGGCAACTTCATTCAACTGCCAACTGATGACTGGGAAGATCAGACAGGTTCTGCTAAGATAAGGGCTTATTACTAAGGATTTTGTCTGATGGCGAATGATCGTCGCGCAGCGGTAGTCAAAAAACTACTGGATGACGCCGGGTATACCGGCGATTTGATGCGCTTGGCGGAGTCCCTGCCCCCGGAGACGATTGCCCAGTTCGACAAGCTATTAAATCACAAGGAACCTTCTGTGGGGCCCGGTATGGATAGCGGCATTGTCGTCGCTTACAAATCCGGCGAGGTCGTGCAGGACAGGCCCATGCAGGGCAACTTCTCGGAAGAGGGTATTGCGGTTTATGAAGACGGCGGTGCCGTCGAACCGCGGTCCGCGGACCCTGAAGCAGAAATCTTGGCTATTTACGACCTTTTGGATGAAGAGAACCGGAAGCCGGAGCGCGAGAGGGATCCCGAAAGGATCGAGGAGCTTTATTCACGGCTCACGGAACTTCAGGCTATGTCGCCTCCGCCTGTCGCATTTGAGCTTTCGGACGACGTTTACCTTCGCCCCCAGTTTGATGCCCGCTTTGGGATTGGGGAAAGCAACCGGCGCGTGCCGTTTTTTGAGGACACGGTCAAGATCCGTGACCGGAACATGGGTGGCATCGCTCGTTTAGGCGCGGAGATTGGTTTCCCCGGATTTTCTGGTAATGACCGGCTTAGTGGCGGCGTGACGGGTACGTATGCTCGCACCAAACGCCTGTTGCCCGACGAATTTGGGGGCCCGTCGGATATCCGTTTTGGTACCCGGGGTATTGTCCCCGTCGATTATAATGTAAACTACTCCTCTGGTCCGCATACATTCTCAGCGAATGTGACGCCCCGACTAGAAGGAGTCAGTCGTGATGCACCGGGTGGTGAATCCGTATCTACCTTTAACTATGCGTATTCGACGCCGGAAAAGACGTACTCTCTTCAGGCGACACCTTTCGGTCGCCGTGTGGTCACTGACCCGAAAACCGGCGATACGGAAATGGACCGGTCGATTATGGCGCGTTACACAACGCGTTTCTGATGAATATAGTTCCGTGATCCGTGGACTGAGGAGAATGTTACGTAGATAGGGGCCCGCGGCCCACGGCTCTTGATGGAGCCCACGATGTTGAAGAAGCTTATCTTGTTACTTGCGTTCCTTGTGCCGTGTTTCACGGCCCACGGATCTTATGCTCAAGCGACTTTTTGCACGAAGGATGTGGAGAAGGTTGTGAAGCAGATGGCGGAGTACGGGGAGGTTTTCCTGTTTTCGGGCATCTCCAAGATGGGGGTGCCTTATTTGTTTTACGCTGGCAAGAAGACGTACACGGTGATTTTGATGGACCCTAATAAGGGGTATTGTACAGCGCCGCATATCTTTGGTGATATTCTTGAGATGGGCGATAATGTGAAGTTGCCTGAAACTCTTAATAGTTTATGATATAAGAGCGCATTACTGACGCAGGAGAAACCTGATGGCTTCAGAGCCCAACGGCGGTTTGATGGATCGCAACGTGCCTTCTCAGTTGGATGAGGAGGATTTGCGTGCCGAGATTGAGATAGAGCTTCCGGGTTCTCAGTACGAAGAGAATGTTTTGCCGTTTGAGGCGGGTGCTCCGATTGAGATTGAGACGGAAGAAGACGGGTCGGTCATGGTTGACTTCGATCCGGATGATCGTCGTGGTGAGAACGACGACTTCTACATGAATTTGGCCGAGGAGATCCCGGACCGCGAGCTTGGTCGCATTGCCGGTGAGCTTTTGGGCGAGTATGACGCCAACCGGTCCAGCCGTCAGGACTGGGAGGATGCGTATTCCAAGGGTTTGGAGCTTCTGGGCTTCAACTACGAGGAGCGCAGCGAGCCGTTCCGTGGCGCGTCGGGCGTGACACACCCTCTTTTGGCCGAGGCTGCTACGCAGTTTCAGGCGCAGGCGTTCAACGAGCTACTGCCTGCCGGTGGTCCGGTGCGTACCGTGGTCATGGGCGCGGATACCACGGCCAAGAACCAGCAGGCGCAGCGCGTTCGCAACTTTATGAACTACTACATCACGAACGTGATGGAGGAATACACGCCAGAGTTGGATCAGATGCTGTTCTATCTACCTCTGGCTGGTAGT